TGCTCTCTTAGCTTTGTAGGCCGCCACAATTCGCGTTTCGCGTGTCTTACCGGCACGCTTGATGTTGCCAGCGCTTTGTACCCTCTGCGCCGGCCCTTTAGTACACTTTTCGCCCTCGGAGATGGCCCCCCTGCCACACTTCAAGTCGTTGCGGGCCTCTACGGTGTCTAAACGAGCTCGGATATATGTAGAGCTGCGGTCCTGGATACCCATCTCACATGCAGTCAGGTACTCCAGCGGGGTCAGCGCGTCGCTGCGCTTACGCATCGAACCGCAATTGCCGTCGCACTTGCGGCCTTTTTTCTTACCGCAGCCGCACTCGGTATCCATGGGCTTCTTGCCGTACATGCCGCCATCCATGGGCTTCTTCATGCCGTAGCCGTCGGCGGCCGGTTTGCGCCGCTTGCGCGAGTGGCCGGGCTTCATGTCCATATCCATCTCCTCTTCCTCGGTAGGCTTATTACCGCGAGAGCGTTTTGCCATCGCCATGCCTTCGCGGATGCCCTTCTCGTAGGCTTCTGACTTAGAGCGGCGAGCGGTGGCAGGCATGATAATGGCCCTGGAGTGTGCTTCTCATAGCGTAACCAATTTGTGTTATTGAGTATCGAAAGGCTGCGGTGCGAATTGTTCAAATACTCCAGCCTTGTTGAGATTGGCTGGACCGATCGTTGCAACCTTGGACACTTCTTCACGATGTAAGCGTGGCAAAGAGGCGTATTTAGGCTCCATAGCTGCGATCTCGGGGTCCCAAGGAGCTAGGTAGCAGCGACAGTTATGAACGAACAATCCTGCAGCGATGTAGGTGCTACTTTGCGTCGTGAAGTCATATACCGGTACGGGATGGGCACTCGATGTTCTATCGATCTGAACGACCTTCGTCGGCTTTACGAAGCTGGCGCCAGTGTCAAGCAACTGGCGGAGCATTTCGGGTGTTCGCGCGGCCCCGTTGTTGACAGGCTCAAGAATATGGGGATCACTCCACGCACTCGGTCGGAGGCCATGCTCGTGCGCATGGCTAATACCTCCTTTGAAGAGAGACAGCAACTCGTCAAAAATGCCAATGCTGCCGCCCGACATCGCGTTCACACAGAGGAAGAGAAAATCAAGCGAGCACGCAGGGTTTACGAGACCAAATCCAACGTCAGTTCGTATGAGATTGATGTCATGCGCGCACTCAGGCTGGAGGGCTTCACTGTTGAAAGTCAGTTCCCTGTTGGCCCATACAATCTCGACATTGCCTTGGTGGAGTGCTCCCTCGCCATGGAAATCCATGGGGGAGGGTTCCATGCAAGTGGTAGGCACGCGGCTCGCCGCCCTCAGCGACTCGAATACCTGTTCAGCCGTGGTTGGGCTGTGATCGAAGTCTGGCGGGTCACCCCCGTTACTTGGAACCCCGTTGCTGTAGCTGAGAATTTCATCGCTCTCAGTCAACTGATGCGCAGGGATCCACCCCCGCAAAGTCGCCACTGGGTGATTCTCGGTGACGCGGAGCCGGCTCCCATCTGCCGTTCGTACGGTTATGACGTCCCCGCTATACCAGGAGCGGGTCGCCGCGATGAGAGTTCCGGTCGTTACAGGAGTATCACCTAGCACGCAACGCGGATGGCAAGGAGCTTGTGTACCTGCGCGCTTGTAAATGCGACCAGCGCGGGCATTACAGATAGGGCATGTGCGGTCATCACTCGTGGCGTACCACATCACAAGGTCGATGTCGTTAGCTGCGTAGTACTGACTACTAGCCACATTGTATGCACGTAAGCTTTCGGTCCTAGCGATCACGTCCGCTCTCGACTTAACAACGTCTAGGCGGCTACGTAGATCTTTTGTGATGGCATTAATAGGACGCCCCTCGGCTATACCCTGTGCGACGAGCTCGGTAGCAGTTGTGGCAAAGGTCTCACCATGGCGGCGCAGGTAACCCTTGGCTTGAGCGGCTGCAGCCACCGTGGCTTCGATAGGGATTGCGACATCGATACGACGGCGTGTGGGGGCAATGTCACGTAAAAGGCTTTTTGCAACGGCGTTGCCTTTACCTTGCGCATCGCGAAGCAACCTACGTAGTACTCGGTCGTAAGCATCCGCGTGCTGCGGGTTGAACGCAGGTACAAGTTGGCGGAACTCTTGCAGTAGCACCATGTTTCGGTCAGCAGCCGGTTTGCCACTGCGGATCTGTACCCGAGTGCGACGGATTAAACGGTTAAAGCTGCGGTCGAGGATGCGGTTGAGCTGGAAAACAGTTACATCCTCGGAAATACGGAGGGCTTTGTTGTAGCGCTCGAGGAGTTGCATTAGGTAGCGAGAGCCAACCGCAGTACGAGTAGATAATCGCGCATAGCGATGGCTTTTTTATCGTCGTCGTAAGTTTCGATGCGGTCCCATAGTTTTTCAGGTGTGATTAAGCCCGCAGGCATAGCTGCTGCAGCATCAAACTTAGTAGTGCTCTCGAAGAATTGATTATAGTGAGAAAGAGCTAGCTTTTTGCCTTCTTGTGTGATAAAGCTATTGTCGTCTTTGCTAAGGCGCTCCAAGATCTGAGAAGAAGTGAGAGCCTTGGTTTTGCGTTGACCGCGAGCACGGCGCATCGCCATACCTGCACGTTGTCTCATACCGATTGTATTGTCCGCCACTCGGCGCGTAACTAGCTTAAACCGCTCGAGCTGCTGAGATCTCGGGGCATCGTAGGCTATGGAATTGGCAAGTACTTCGCAGTTGTCCCGGGTAAGGGAAAATTTGTAGTCAGTGCCAACAGCGCGTAGTGCGCGGCGCACAGTTTCCTCGTTGGTGCGGGCCTTGGCGCCTTTCAGTGGAGGTGCTTTCTGCAACACCGGGAACATGAAGTGAGCAGCGTCGTTGGAGTCAGGCTTGGTGGTGCCGAGCTCCATCACGTCGACAAAGCCGGCACGCTTCTCATTTGTGTTAGCCATGACGGCGCGGACCTTGCCGTCCTTGCCTTCGCCTAGGTAGATGCCGAAGTGCGCGGCGGGATCTTTCTCATTGCGGTAGTAGACGACATCGCCTGGTTTGAGACCGGACTTATTTGTGTAGTAGTTGCCCATGGCAGTACCACTTTTCTTGGTATCGAACTCCTTCTTGGCAGCCTTAGCGATGGTGCGCGTGGAGGGAGAGGGGGCGAACATGTTGGGCTCTTTAGCCACACGTTTCATGTCCTGAATAACATAAGCTCCTGTAGCAGCCGTGGCTCCAATAGCAAGTACCGCTGCAACTGCTTTCTTATTAACTTTACTACTCTGCTGTTGCGCGACAGTCCGACCTTCACCTTTTGTGCATGTGTGGGCCTTCGGAATATGCGAGGCCCCACAGGGCTTGCCGGATCCGGCGGCGTCGCGCAGGTCTGCCCTCACTGCCAGGTAGGTAGTGGCACGTATTAGGCCTAACGGGAGGGCGTCAGTACGTTGGCGTCGAGCGATGATGCGGTCGGCCTCGGGGGAGTCGACCCGTTCCTGCTCTCGCAGGATAGAGCCGAGGCTGTTGATTTGGCTCTCGTTCATCTTACGGAATTCGCCTTTGGCTTTGATACCCCACAAATGAGTAGAGATCTCACCGATTGGCTGGAATCCGTACTTCTGGTATATGCTACCGCGTTTGTTACCGAGACCGTCAGAGCTGTAGGCTTTAGCAGTTACAAAGCTGTTGTCTGGAATGTAAGACATCTGCTTTGTGAACATTGTCTTGGTTTTACGAGCAATACCTAAGGCTTGCTTGCGGTCCTGTTTTGACTGCTTGTGCAGTAGATCGACGGTGAAGTCAACCACATAGCGACCTGCTGTCTCACCCCCGCCGTAGTCGATGGTGTTGTTCGGGTGCGTGCGGAACATGACGAGAGCATCGCCTACGTTACTGACACTGACTAGATCACCATTGCGGAGGCTGAACGTGGCCATGTTGTTGGCATTGTCCACGTCTACAAGTTTGCTGCCTTTGGAGACCATCAAGACGCCGGCCACAGAAGTCTTTGTACGGCCTACCAGGTTGCGGACAGGCTCCTTAAAACGGCTCGGAACTTTGGCTAAACCTTTCTGAATCTGTTCGCTGGATAGTCCTCGGATAGCGCCCATCGCCAGGTTCTGGCGATTGCGGAAGGAAGCTGTGCCGCCAGCGGCCAGCCCTGCGACAAGGGCACCAGTAGCTGCGGCGCGGAGGCGGTCACTAGTTACGTCGCGCTCGGAGGACGCTTTCGTCGGAGCAGCACCGGCGCCTTTGCGACATTCATGCGCTTTGGGAATGTGCGAGGCGCCACAGGGCTTTCCCCGCAGATCCTCCCGTACAGCTAAGTAAGCATCCACACGTGCTTGCTGAAGTTCATCTTTGCGCCGACGCTTTAGCTCGGCTTCGGCAGCTTCGCGGGTAGCGTATCTTGGGGTGCCGTCAGGGTTCTTTTGCCTCATCAAGTCAGCAATTTGCTGAGCAATTGACCGACGGCGGGCGGGGCGTTTAGGGCGGTCTGGTTTAGGTGCCGTTGCACGCACTCGGGTCTCAGGCCCTCGTAAGGTGGTCAAGCGGTCGAATCCGTTACTACGTAAATAAGCCAGGCCTTCCGTGGTAGTGCTGATCGTGCGTCCAGAGAGCTCGGTTGCCGCCAGACGAATCTCGAGATCCGTCGCAGTAAATGTGGGAACTTCCATGACGCGTCGCGCATAATATTCTTTGGCGACAAGATTGCTGAGTCCCTCTTGCATCCGAGAGTCAATGGTTTGGGATTTCCCAAGACTCTTGGCTAAGTAGCGTGAGTGTCCGATACGAGCACTGTTTAGCAAATCGCTATAGCCAGCTCTACGTGCTTCAGGTGATAGTGCAGCGCCGGGGGTTTGACGGACTTCATCAGCAATGCGACCGAAGTAAGTGTCAAACCCATTCCGTGTATCGCTATAGATCTTATCTGCAAGATTTTTACGACTTACGCTCGCTCCTTTTGTACGAGGCGCATCACCGAGAATCTTGTCAAGGTTGTTGACTGCACGTTCTCGTACATCATCGGGGAAATTAGCCGTGCTAGGTCCGACAAGGCGGTTGAGAAAAGCGCTCCGGGCTTCACCATTTTTAAGATCAACACCTTGCTGACGTGCAAGCACTTGCAAGTTGCGAGCCTCGCGACTTAGAGCAGTGGCGACGGAACGACGTACATAAGTGGCGTCGGAACCTTTCGATAAGTTGAAACCGAACTGACGAGAGAGGTATTCGTGTGTTGCAGGCTCGGAGAATGTGCTCCCATCACCTGCACCGGCGGCGTTTGTACGTTTAGTCCCCCAAAAAGTCTCTAAACTTTTTTGTCTCCAACCTGTAATATTATCATCGAGGGTTTTAGCACTAATATCTAACGCTTTAATCTTATTCTCTAGAACTTTGGCATTGCCGTACTCGGTTGCCCGGCGCTCAAGCTGTGTAGGACCAAGTAGCACCGCCTCACTCAAGGCTTTAGGGCCTCGAGCTGCTGTACCTGTAGTGCGCGCAATGACATCAGCTGCGGCGGCTCTACCAGCGGCACGCCCCTCTACCCTCGCACCTCTAATCCCGGGAATTACATCCAGAACGCGGTTAATGCCAGCCGCTACTGCCTCATCAACTTCCCGACCGACACCATCTCGGTAAAAAGGAACCCGCTTCAGCTGGTTGTGACTAAACAAGCCGAAACCAACGACTGCAAGACCAGCAGCAACAGTTGCAGCATGGCGTTCTAGCTTGGCCTGAAGCTTTTTCTTGCGCTGGATGTCACCAGGAGTGGCCTTCACAACCCCACGGACGATGGCGCGCTTGCCGCCTTCGATCTCGGAGAAGCTTCCTTTACGTACGCCTTTAGCAATGCGCTTAACGCCGCGTTCAATATTGGCCAAGCCACCTACGGGATCTGTACGAACTGCCCTTAGATGCGGATCTGGGCCTTTACCTTGCAACCGACAGTCCCAGTTGGGTGGAATGCACCGGCCTCCGCACTTCACATTGGGGGGCGTACAGGTCACTTGGCGACTTGTCTTACCAGTGCGGCTTCGAGCAGCGTCTATCCGAGCCTTGGTTTCCACATAAGTCGCAGTACGAAAGCCTTGCGGTGTGATGTTGGGTTGTGTCATTGATCAATACCCCTCGTTGTAAGCACGGAAAACATCAGCCTCGGAGTCAGGTACTGCGGAAAGTCCTGCTACATTCTGACCGGGAAAAAACTGCTGGACCGCAACCTTGGCGTTGCGCAGCGAATTGAACCCCGTTGTGTAAGGACCGTCAGTAACTTCTCCGTCTAAGGAAAAGCGTGCTTTGTACAGCTTTCTGGTTCGGGTGCGGTGCGGGCCAATAATGAGAATCGGTGCTGAAGCACTGGTATCAATGCGCTGTCCATCAGGACCAACCAAGGGGCCAGCCACAACATCACCGTGGCGATGTGTGACTGTAATGCGTAGGCCTTCAGCCGAATCAAACTGAAAATCGACTGCGCCCTCACCAGAAGGAACTGCACTCTCGGCTTCCTGAGCTACGGGTGGCTGCGCTGCTTGCTGTTGAGCGTTGTAGCCCGCCATCTGGCTTTGAAACTGTGCCTCGGCACTTGCCTCTAACTGCTCAGTGACGACCTCGTTGAGAGTAGTGTCAATCGCATACTCGGTGCCACCAAAGCGTGAAGAACGCACCTCGAGTGCATTGAGCACTCCATATTGCAAATACTGAATGTCGGAAGCAGCTTTTAACTGCATCAGTTCAACTTGCTCTTTATCTGTCCTAGTGAAGACAGACGGGAAACTCACAGACCAGGACTCAGGAATACGTCCTCGGGTAGGTCCCTCACGCGAAGCAAAGATGTAAGTAAACAGCTCTGTCAGCGGAGTGCGGCAGTAAGACTCCTGCCACTGCTCCACCAAGGAAGCCCACACGCGCTCCTCGTAGCGACCTTCTTTACCTAAGCCCCCGGGGGAGTCGCCCATCAAGATCGAAGCAGGCCATCCGGTCGCAGCTTGTAAATCTTTAATAAAGGGGTCGGTTGCCGTAGCGATGTTGCTCAGGGCGCGGTTAATGAAGTTGATGTCTTCCTCGACATCCACCACCATGCCGCCGTAGACACTGCGGCTGAGGTTATTTGCCTCTAGTCGCTTGCGTAGGTCAGCCTCGTTGCCCGCAGCAATGCGGTTGAATAGTCCAGGAATCTTATGAACGAAGACATCGGAGTCGCTGGTCATGGACTCGAGGCCCGACATTGCGGTCTCGTAGCGCTTGAAGGCCTCCCAAATAAGCTGCAGTACTGACTGCCCCCAACCTGTGTTGCGTGAGCGCAGGTTCCATGGCAGATACAAACCGTCGAAACGCGCTATGCGGGTGTGATGAATACGGATGTTGACATATCCGCTGGTTTGATCAGGCGTTAAACGTTGACTCGTGGTTATGCGGTAGTGCGAAGGACGCGAGTAATCAGTAATAGAAACATCTTCTGGAATAAGCTCGTGCCGAGATAACGGGATGTAACCGCGTAAGGCACGAATGCGTTTAACGTCAACAGGCTCTTCAGGCTGAGAGCCGTCATCAATCAGCAGCACTAAGCCAGCGCCGCCGTAAAGACGTTGTAGTTTTACCACCTCGGAGAACGCTTGGTGGAACTGGGTGCGTTGGAGGAACTGCTCGAACTCGGGGACTGTGTTTTCTGGGGCCTCTTCACCTAAAGATACGGTGGTCCGATGTCGCACAATTTCGTCAGAAATAGCGTCGACATAGCGACGCGGTATGCCACTTGTGTATAGCGACTCGAGTTCAGCCTCGGTTAGAAGAGTGTGAAAAGCGACTTTTGTGGCTGTTGTTTTATCTTTAGACGCCACACCTAACCCCGTGAGTGCATTAACTAATGCACCATCATTCCGGTAAGTTTCGGGTGTTTCGGTAGCCATTGAAGGTGTAGGCTCGGTGGAGCTGTTTCAATCGTAGCGGTTTATGGCGAAAGCTCATGCGCATCAGTTACCAGATGCAAGTGAGAATGGTAACTGATATGAGTATCTGGTAACGTATTAATGCGTCTGGTAACTTACATTTGTATCTGGTAACGTATGTGAGCATTTCATAGTCAACACAGTCTGGTTAATCTGAAGTAGTCAGCTGACTGCAAATGGTTGACCATCACATCGATGGATCGTACCTTCTGACGAAACGCCAAGCCAAATTACGCTTCAAGCAAGGGATCCTCAGTAGCTGGGGGTCCCTTTGTGCTTATTGCGGCTGCCCAGGAAACACGTTGGACCATGTTCGCCCGAAAAGTCGAGGAGGACGTAGTGAACGATCCAATCTCGTGTGCTGCTGCGTTGGGTGCAACCGAGCTAAGGGGAGCGAACTGGATTGGAGAATTTGGTTTAGGCGACAGAGTTGGTGGTCGCCTTACCGAGAGCACGCGATACAAATATGGCTAAATAAGTCGACCCAAAATTGGGTAGCGGCTTAGCTCATATGGTTTGTCCAGTTAAATGTTATCGAAAAAGCTTGCTGTTGCTGGTGTTTCTGGAATTAGAGAGCAAGCGAAGGCTAGCGCCATAACAGTATCGTCGTGCGCTCCATTTACTGCCTGACGAACCCCGTTCTCCTGCTGCTGAAAGGCTCGCAGCTCGTCGGCAATAATACCGGGCGGAAATACGAGCTCGTTGCGCTCGAGTAAGTACAATATGCGGTCAGTAGCTACGATTTTAGAAGAACGACTTGTATTAAAAGTCTCGATTGCGTATTGAGGTAAGACTTGCTGAAGCGCTTCCGCAATAACAGACCCCATAGCCTGTTTCTCGACGACAACACGCTGGGGTAGATAGTCTTCGATAAGCGTTTTTACGTGTTTTAAGCTGTAGTCAGTACTTTTACCGTTTTCGCGATACATACCAACAACTTCGTAAGGATAGGTCGTTATGTCCAAGACAACAGCTACAAAGTAGTCAGCGCCTCCAGCGTTAGGGTCAATACCGATGACGTAACTGCGATTTATTGAGCCGCACTCGTGCCAATGACCCCTAGCCGCTTGATTTATCAAATCATTGGGATAGACCTGCGTGTCAGTCGCGCCGAACTGCAGTTCATACTCGGAGTTCCACGCCGCTAGGGTCATGCGGCGGGACTCACGGGTCTTACGCGCCCACTCGGGGTCGGCGCCGTAGATAGGGTGCTGGCTGTAGTGAATCTCGACCTTGCGCCAGTCACCCTCGTCAGAGTGCCAAAGCTGGCCAAACCAGTCGAGTTCGGTGTCTGGGGTGGACACCACGATTACTTTGGCGTCGTCGCCCACCATCGAAAGCGTAGGCATCGCACCGCGATAAATCTCGGCAGCGCCGTCGAGGAACGCCGCCTCATCCATGAAAAGTACAGAACAGCTGGGGATACCACGAGCGGCGCGAGGTGACGCGGGCAAGAAGTACAGCGTTCCTCGACCCTCAAACGCCAGCTGTGTAGTGCTGTCAGTGAGATAGCGGATAGTCTCACCCCGCAAACTGTTGGCCATCGCACGCACACGGCGGCCTAACTCGGAAGCGTCCTGCTGTGTTTTGCTGAAGATAACTGCAGCGAAGCCACGTTCCGTTTGTGCGCGACAAAGTAGGTAGTTACATACAGTCTCGGAGACTCCGGTCTGCCTTGATTTGTTGACCAGGATGTTGGGTGCGGCGTTAATCGCTTGGACTAGGTCTTCTTGATATGGATAAGGATTAAAGGGGGCCACGGTCCCACTCGTGCGAATCCAAGTGAGGCGTGCAAAATCTGGCCAGTTTTGAACTGTGGGTAGCTTTGAAGGGGTCGGCGATTCGTAGGTGTTAGCGCGGGCTTTGCGACGTTCTAGCTCGGCTTGAAGCCGCTCTACGCGCTTGCGAAGGGCAGATACAGACGCCATCAGATGTCCGTGTCCTCGAAGTTTTCGGTGTCTGTGGCATCTGCGTTGTCCGACGTAGAAGCTTCCTCAGCTTCGGGGTCGCTGTAAGACGTAAGGCGTAGAAGTTGACGCTCCAAATCTTGGATCTGCCGTTCCAACACACGGCGCTCTTGATAAGCCTGTGCCCCACTCATAAGGGTGCGTGCTGCAGCAATGCGATCAGCAGCGCGGGCACCATCGTCGTTAATAATGCTATCGAGCACATTAATGGCATCAGGAATCGTGCTGATGTTCATGCCACCAGTCTCGGAAAGCATGTCTTGTTGTATCCGAGCAATGGCTTGCTGCACAGCAGAACGTTGCCGCCAGGTATAAATCGATTTTTCGCTTACACCGATTTTCCGCGCAGTCTCGCGAATGGTAGTCCCGCGTGCAAGATAGTTGGCAGCAATACGTTGCCGTTCAGTAAGGCCATCAGAGCCGTAAACACGATCAACCATAGCGCTCGTTTGAGTTCCGATAGCTTCAGACTAACGGATAGAAGTACTAGGTACTTTGAAGTTCGGGACTTTAATCACGGAGCATTTGTGCGAGGTAAATCTCGGCTTGCCACAGATCACTCGAATAGCGACACATGCCTCGGGCGCAACTGCGGTAATACAGCTCTTGCCCCTCGGGCTCGAGAACTTCGATATACCCTGAGCCTCTTTCGAGCCGTTGTTGAACTCGGGGTGATTTCATGCTAGGTCTCTTGGTACAAATGACAGTCTTTAGCGAACATAAGGTCTGTGGCTGCTTCAGGGAAGTCAAAAGTGCAGCTTTCTTTGCTCCAATGAATGCAACATGTGCAAGCAGGGCCGCTTAAGACACGAGGCTTAGACCGAGATGGCACGCGCCGGGGAATATCCGGGTGTAGTTCAGGGAAAGTGTGCCCTAAAAGAATGCTTGATATGGATTGGCGGCTGCACTTATAGCGTAAAGCTAATTTTTTGGGGCTTTCACTAGAAAGGAGAATATGTTTTATGTCGAGCTCGGAAAGACCGCGTCGACTGAAAAAAGGCTTCGCCTTCGGTGACGGTAAAGGGCCTGAAACAGCCGCCCAACGGAAGCCGCACTCGGGGCAGCGTAACCACCGCTTTCTAGTGCCGTTACGCAGTGTTCGCGTACTCACAACACGAGTACGAGCTTTCACACACTCGGGGCATGGATCCAGCTTTACTACTTTCACGGTGCTAACCGGGCTTTGCCCCACCGAGTGGTGCTGTACCAAGCTGCAAGGGCTGGTGTCCAAGCTTGGAACTGAGGCATGAGTAACTCGCACATTGTGTGTATCTCAGCTTGTGCGTCAGCTTTGGCGCGAAGATCTAAGAAGTGCATCAAAGCGCGCAGTGAAAAGCTGACTACAAAGTTCTGGCGATAGTCAAAAGGCAAGGTTCCCCTTGCGTGTTCTTCTGACATGCCTGCGCTTATTTGGTTTGCATACCTGGTGGCAGCGTTACGGCAGGCAATTAAATCGCAATCGCGCAGGTACTTGGTATAGGAATATTTTTTGCCTTGCCGGTTGGTGTATTCACCGACAGGGCGAAGATAAAAAGCTGCCTCGAGGGGGAGCTGCCCCTGAGCCACAGCGCAAATGCGCTGGCCTGTGTAGCGCATAGATTGAACATCAAAGCTCACGCCAACACGATGCGTACGCGCTTGTTGCATCACTGAATGAGGGAAGCCCCCAACAGCAAAAGAGATGCTGGGGTGTTCCAAGGGGCCGTAGTGGCCCCGACCGCCTTTCAATAGGTGCCTGATCACAAGGTCGCCTGCGTCAGTCTCGGTTGGAGGCTCCTCGTCGAAGACGTAGTGCTCGCTGTAGTCCTGGTGCATTGCTTGCCAGATCAGTGTCTGGGGATCCAATGTCCAAGCAAGCACTTCAACCTGGAAATAAGGGTCCATCATTCGCGGAGCTCCTGTAGGAGACGTTTGAGCTCGGCATCCCCGAGATCGTTTACTGCAGCTAAAACGCCGTCCATGGCTGCGACTAGTAAGCGCCCGGGAGCGAATAAAGCTAAAAAAGCGAGACCTAGACGGTGACGTAGCCCCATAGCCTGATTCAGCTCCTTAGTAAAAGATTTACGCATCTCACTGGCCCTCCATTTCAATAACGTGATGGAGTGCACGAATGTATCCATCCCAGTAAAATTCTTTAAGTCTGTCACTAGCTTTAAAGCTAGTTTCATAGTTATTATAGGCGTCGATTAAAAGTCGTTTGACCGCCTCGTAACTAACGTCAAGTGGGGTCTCAGTAGAGAGCTTGGGTTTCATTTTTAGTAGAGATAAGAAGTGCAGTTTGTAGTACAACAGCTTAAGTGAGCGTGTCGGACTCTAGTTTACGAAGCTCAGAGCGGATGTTGAGTGCCATAAACTTGTTGCCGTGGCGTTCGGCAATCTCGAGGGCCTTTAAGTATCGCTCCCGGCGACTAGTGTCAGGCGAAAGTGGCTCTACTGAGGGTGTTTCATCCATTGGGCTGTGAGAAAACTTGTGAATGTGTTGTTTAATGCGTGTAACCATCGGCCACTGATGTAACCAGCGACATAAGTGGCCACGCAAATACGAGCGAAGATTTTAGTGGCGTCGTGGATCCACGGTCCCCACTCGGGCTTTATAGCCCTTATTGCGTAGCTCTTCCATCTTTTGTAAAGCTTCGGAGTTCTCGATGTAACGTCCGGGAGCGTGGGCGGCCCGTCCTGAGCCCCAGATGTGGAAATAGGTGCCTTCTCGTTTTTCAATGAAGATGCTGAAGTCATTCTCCCGCTTAAAGTGGAATGTACGCATGTATTTAAGCGCTTTTGGCTTTTTCATGTAGTCACCTGGTAGACAGAACAATGAATAAAGGTAGGTTTGGTTAGTGTTCTCTGACTTATGGCATTTCGCTGTAGTAATGTTTAGTGTTGCTTACGCAATAAACGAGATAAGCGCCTAGCAAATTGTTTGGCTTGCGCTTTGTTGTATTTAGTGATATGCCAGCTGCCACATATGCGACAGTGATAAGGCGTGCCGGGGTAGCCGCCACGGCGTAAATGCGCCGTAGCAGCTTGGCGATTGACATGGGGCACTTTTGTAGTGCACATCATGCGTGCACGTTTTAGAAACTGCTCATCCAGCAGGTTAAGTGGATTAATGTGGTGAGTCAAAACACATGTGCTTTGTGTAGGGGTTATTGAATTGCCTCGGCTATACGGGCTTCCGTGTAAGAAATAATAGAGCCTGAATAAGTGGCATAAGCTACTAAAGCAGAACCTAATAAGTGGGCCTGCAAATAGCCGATAGGCGGTTCGGGTTTGGCATAGTTAGGTCTGAATAGTGACTTAACCTGAGCATTACTGTATCCGATTAGTTCTAAGAAAAGCAAAGCAATTCCTGGATGCCAGTTGAACAAAATCTCGACTTGGGACAAAGCCTGCTCTTCAGTCATAAGTTTCCTCCGCTTCGACAGATACGGTGGCATGGCTCACGTTTAAAGCCTTACGAGAAGGCGAAGCTGCCCGCTCGAGTGCAGAGGCTGTCGCCCCTACTGCAGCGAGCAACGGCCCCACAACAGGAGCCAACTCGTTGCAGTAGTGAGCTATGGAGTTCCATAGATTGTCTTGATGGTCAGGCATTGGTGTGTCTGCGGTAGTGGTTTAGAGCGGTGTTAATCAGATCACCTCTTGTGGTCCCGTTAGGGGCCGATCTAACAACTTCCTCGAGCCAAGCGTAGTTGTCGGGAAGTAAATTCACTCGGATTGTTCGCCTGCTTAGTTTGCGTCGCATTTCTTCATTAGAGCGAGCTGCAGCTAAACGAGACGATGTGGATCGATACCGATCTAGATCTGCGCCAGTAAGCAAATTCTGGCAAACAGCATGTTGCATCATTTGCAAAATGCGTTGCCTGCTCACACCGATCTCGTGGGCTAAATCTGCCCACTTAACAAAGCCTTGGCGCTCATAGTGAGATTCTGCGCGCTTGATTAAATCCAAGTAGCGGTCTGTTTTAGCTAGGCGTGGCATTAGAAATTTCAAAAGGGACAATGGACAGATCGCGCCACCCCATGTGCTCTAAAGCAGCGGCGCGACGGCGGGCTGTTACCTCCTCGGTAAAACGGGTGGCTCTATTAGGGTTAGGTACCAATGAGATTGGCGGTCCCTCAGGGCTAGTGTTGGCTGAGACAAAGCCCCCCTTAGTTTTGATCGTGTAAAAGAGGTGCGTTGAACGTTGAGGCGGGGTAGAAGCGGCTGTAGATTCCAGACTCTCGGAGTCTTGCATTGGCGTTAAGGATTTCAGTAGTAGTGGCATAAGTGCGGTAAAGCACTACACCTGTCTCGGGGTTACAAAAGTCATAGAACGAAAACCCGGGTAATGACATGCGAAACCAACGGCAGCGCCGTGAAATGACATAAAAAAGCAAGCCGGGTGTCGATCAACGACGAGTAAGCTCCGGCATACCTAGTCTGACAAGGGCGTCATGACTCGGTCTGACGGAGCTTGTAGATGTTTTTAAGCTGGTTCTGCTCGATGCACTCCGGAGCTGCGCCATAGAGTGCTATGCAAGCCTCTATAAATTGGTTGACGCGGTTGGCCTCTACAAGCTCGACAGCCCACTTTGCTGCTACACCGGTATCCTCCTCTAGGAGGTTTTCATAATGCAGGCTAGCTACCTGATTAAAGTATCCCCAAAGGTTTGTAACCATCTCGAGGGCCTTTAAAAAGGTGTGATCACATAGCTTACCTTTGGTTAGCTCAGTGTTAAAGATCTGCAGTATTTTCTGTTGAGCCGGCTCTAGCGCATCGAAATGGGGAAAAAGTTCATAAATATGCTCGTCGCTAAGGCATTCAAACAATTCTTCAGGAGTGTTGGGAATCTTCATAGTTAGAAAGCTGTGTGTTAACTTTAAGGGGGCCGGTAAGGCTGGCCCCCTAAATTGGGCTCATACGAGGGCTAAACAAGCCTCACGAGCTCGGTCAATCCGCTTAGCTGCGGCGCCACCCCAAAGAGCTTCAAGGCGACCACGAGCACGCTCGGTGGGATCCTTTGCTCGCCCTGTGTCATGAGTGGCGTGTTGAGTGATCGCATTGAACAGAGCGTAGGCAGTGTTGCTAATGCCAGGAATGTCGTTAATTCCAAGACCGGTGTTGCCGGTGTAATGGCTGCGGATCATCCCAATCTCGGGGAGATCTGTTAGCTCGCGGGGGCGCTTGTCTCCTGTTTTCTTGTCGCGAATTGGAGCAGCTAGCCTGTCGGCATAGGTGCGCTCCAGCACGCGTCGGGCTATCTCGGGGGTGAGCGTCACCTTTGCAAGGTCCCGCAGTTCGTCAATGGACTGAGAGAAGGTGCGGCGCTCAATGTCAATCAGCTGTGGCAGCTTATGCGCAAACTCAGTGACGCTACTGGTATGCCGGCGGCGTAGGCCAGCTCCCTCCTCGGTGGCTGTGCTTGCTGCGCGGCCAGTTAAGAAGTTGAGTTGATTAGCACAGGCTAGTCGGATGTCACTGAAGAACACGCCGAAGCCACTAGAGCCATCGTGAGAGTTGAAGATGTGCAGGTAACGGCGAACGCGATCACCAGGGACTACTTCACTCTCGGTGTTGATGGTGGCGGTGGCGTAAATACGGCGACCTTTGCGAATTGATAGGACGGTTTCAAGTTGCGCATCTTCGCGCAAGTAATCCAGTAGATGCACTAATGCGCTGTTCTGCACAGGGGTGTAGCCGGTGCCGTGGATGCCAAGCAAACCGTCGTTGTCACTACGGACGATTGCTACGTGGTCCGGGGATTGAAGTGGGCCGTCTGCTCCCATAAAGGTGACCGGACGACGTTCAGCAGTCCAATCAAGCCCGGTGATCTGGAAAGCTTCGGAGGCTGACACACGCTCGGGTACGAAAGTGCCTAGCTGCGCAGTTAAAGGGTTTACGGCGTAGCCGTGGTCTCGATACTTTCCGTAAACCATGGGGCCGAGGCCGTTGGAAGCGTAGGCCTGTGAGACGACATTGTCGTGTTTTTGCATGACAGTTAGATGAGAGTTAGCTGCCGGATTGGGTACGGCTCCGGCGGGCCGCATTTGTTAAGGGCTCTCTCGGTAGAGCCCGCTTCCGGGGCCGTAGTCCTCGAGCAAGTGCGGGAAAGCGCGCTCGATGCGAGCTCGGTTGTTTAAGTCTGCGACTAGCCAAGCTTGAGATAGTTGTCGGCAGAATCCACCGCCATAAATACGCATGGATTCAAATGTGTTGTAAAGCTCGTTGGATGTCATTTGGTGGTTAGGGCTACGTAGATCGTTGGAGAGTCAGTTGCAATGCCTTCCGCTTGCTCCCGAAGCTGCACCTTGCGTAAAGCTTCCATGGCGGCTTCTGTCTCGGGGGTGTAAGTCCACTTGTGGCGGACCTTGCGAGTGACAATGAGATCGCCTTGCTCGATGCGATCGAGATCAAGACGCTGCATCCTTTCGCACAGCCACTGGCGATGAGCCGTTAGCGCCGCTGTGATGCGCTGTGCTTGTAGCTGTAGATCATGCGCCGTTGCAAGACGGCGCCCAATAGGACCGTCAGGGGCGTAGGTACGAGTACGTTTGATGGTTTTTTGCATGAGATAGTGAGGTGCTCAATTAGAGTAGCGAATGGTCATAGGTTTGGCTAGCTCTGTGCAACTGTTAGAGCTGAAGTCACGTCCGGTGTCGAACGCGAGCGCCAGCAAGCAGATGCCCAGGGCAGTCCAACCGAAGCGGTGGAGGGAGGATTGTTTCATTAGTCATCAGAAGTAGGGCATGATCAGTAGCGGCTTATTGAAGGTGACTATTTGCCCCAGCGGGTGAGAACAAGTTGTGCGTATTCCAGCGCAGCGGTGTTGAGTGCCACACGGAAGATACCTGGCTTGACCTGACCACCTGCTGCATCAGAGCAGACCTTGGCTGCGTAAGAGAACTCATCC